GTATTCTCGTTTTTTTGGAAATTGATCCCATAAACAGAATCTGCGGGTATCTTCTTTACTTAGAACTTTAGTAACTCGATTAACTGTATACGGAATATCAAAGCCTTCGCTGTTCCATCCGCTTAGTACATCGGCATCTTGAATTAGATCCAAGAACATGTCCAACATATCTGCTTCGTTGTCAAACAAATATGTATTGGGAAATTCCTCAACTTGTTTCTTGGCCTCTTCCATTGACAGCGTCTTAGGCGGGATTGCCAAACAGATCATAGTGTCTAACCATTGCAGGTGAACAGCAATCGCAGTGATTGGCATAAATGGTTCATCTGGACTTGCATAGCCACGTTCTGGATCAAAGTCCACTTCAATGTCGAACCAAGCTACATTTAGTTTGGGTGCATCTACATTGAGGTAATGGTCCTCTAGGCAGCGATATATGGGATTGATATCACTTTCATAGAGTTTTTTATTGTTGTAAATTGATAATTCTTTGCGATGCTCTTTAACGTTCTTACTGCTAACACGGGTTAAAGGTTCGCCTTTGATTGAAAGGTACTTGCCTTTCGGGTCTTGATAATAAAATACATGACGAGCCGGATATTCTTTGTAATGTCGTTGACCTTTTTCGTCTCGTTCCACAACATTGATGATATCCTGCTCTCTATTATAGAAAGCGTCTACGTAACTCAAATTTTTCTCCTATGCAATTTAAGGCTTGCAAATACCAACATGATCATTTGTGGCTGATCAAACCTTATTCTCAACTATTTATCATCCTCACATAGGCAACAATATCGATAGTGGAAATTAACAGATAATTGGCAATCATTCCTGTTGATCCTCTAGTCCAAGCTGCCCACGCAAAAATAGTACATTGTACAATGAATAACGGATACAAATAGATAAACGGAGGGGTAGGCAATGTGTACCCCATCCAAATAGTACATCCAATGCTCATAAACCAAGCAATGAATTCTAAACAGAATCGTAATGGAAACTCTTTGTAATCCTGTTTAATCCAGCTGATAGTATTTTGGATCATTCAGGAAGACGCTTGGTCACGCCAAGAATCATTTCAATATCATTCCATTCTTGTTCGTGATCTTTCCAGTTATCTTTGTGTGCAATAGAAATTGCCTTGTTGATAACGCTAGGTTTAATTTGGAGTTCTTCAGCAACTGCTTTAACAGTTTCTTTGAGCCCTTCTTTAAGATCCTCTACTTCACGCAACACATTGCCGCCTTCGTTGATAAGACGTTCTAGTTTTGCTTTTTCTTCGGGCCCGTACATTCTGGTTGACATAATAATCTCCTATAAGACTATTATATAGTCAATAAAAAAGCCAGTCAAGTAAATGACTGGCTTATATTACCAAACGGTAACTTTATTTTTAGTCTTCGCTTAGTACATCGTACATTTCAAATACGCCACCGTTACGTTCGTATAGCATGCCAGCGAATACGTCTGCTTTGGTACCTTCTGTGTATTTGGAAGCAGCAACACGTTGAGCCCATGCAAACAATTCAGTATCTACTGGATCAATTTGTTGTTGTCCACCGCTTTCAACTACCAACTTCATCATGTCACGGAAAGACATTTTTGTTTCTACGCTTTCTGCAACAACTTTCTTAGAACGTGCAACTGACTCGTCTTTCTTTTTGTCAGCTTCAGCAGCCTTGCCGCTGTAGTTCTTACCAGCTGTATGCTTAACACCGGTTTTGGTTTTTTCAATTGTTCCGCCTGTAGAAGACTTTTTCTTATCTCCTACTTTCATTTCGTCGGATTCTTTTACACTTTCATCTTTCTTGGCAAATGGATTTACACCTTTCTTAGGAGCAGCACCTTTCTTCTTGTTAGCATTGTCGTCTTCGCCTTTCTTCTTGTCAGCCCAATTAGGAACGCCATCGTTATCATCATCTGGTTTTTTCTTTCCAGACTTTTTAGCTTCAACCATTTTCATGAATTTGCTTTTAAATTCAGGCTCGATGCTTTCTTTCTTAGCCTTTTTCTTATCTGCTTTGTCATCTTCGTCATCGCTGTCAGTTTCAGCTTTGCTACCACCGTAATTCTTACCAGCTGTATGTTTAATACCAGTCTTGGTCTTTTCGATAGTTCCGCCTGTTGAACTAGCTTTTTTATCGCCTACTTTCATTTCTTCTTTAACGTCTTCTTCAGCTTTCTTTTTAGCTTCGGCAACGTAAGTAGTACGTCCGCTTAGAACACGCAATTGAGCATCTTCGTTAAGCTGAACGTTTTGTGGCAATGTTGGAGCAGCAACACCTTTTGGTGGTGTTTCCATGCTGTCTAGTTTACTGATTAATGATTTGAAGTCCATTTTTAAATTCCTTGGTTTGAAAGGTCCATATTGTATTTATCTTTTTACTAAAGAGCCGCCGGTTAGCAGATTAGTTCCTTTAAGATCTAATGCGTTTTTGGCAGTCCCGTCCTTGTTTTTTGGTGTTTTTCCGGGTTTATTTTTATATACGGCACCCACTCCTACATTACCGGCACTAGTAGCACCTGCTGTAGCTGTTTCGAATATTTCACGGATTTTCATATTACTATTTATTCTTCTTCTTAGCACGGCCTGCTTTCATGTTAGCTAACCAGTGCGCTAGTTGCCCTTTTCGTCCGCCTTGTTTAGCAGTCTTACGCAGACTACCTACTGATGCTTTGGTATTAATACCGTGTCTTTTGCTGTCGCCTTTGTCCTGGGGATTCTTACCATCGGCAAAGTTTTCATGTTCAATACTTTCTCCACCACCGCCTTCTCCTCCACTACCACCGTCACCGCTGTAGCCAGCATAATATCCGTAGCCTCCGTAAGGTCCGGGACCGTAAGCAGCCCAACGTGATTTTTTACGTTTCTTTTTTCTTTCAACTATAAATTCGTGGGCTCGCATTAGCAGTTCCAACGACGCCTTGCTTTACATATTGCCTTGTCGGGAGTTTTACTGCAACTAATACTATGCATTTTCATTTGTCCACGACTGCGTGAACAATAGCTTGATCGGCGCTTGCTAGCTTTTGAGCCTTTCTTTAATTTACTAGGCTTGGTAGTTACTGCTGTTTTTAATTTTGAACCTGGATTTTCTCTACGATAGGCATTGACAGCTTTCTTACTCATGCCGTCAGTCTTATCTCGCTTGTTAGCCTTTTGCCAGTCTTCAACTACAAGCTCTTGTGTGACTGCAAACACATACAATTCGTCATCACTAAGACTTTCTAGATCTTCCCAGATTAATTCAGCGTCTACTTGATTGTGTAGAGCAAGGTTGTTAATTGCAGACTCTATAAGATCAAACTCTTGATCTAGATCTTCTTTCTTAATCTTTTCGCAGTCGTTGACACGCTTGCCTTTATTTTTGCCAGTACCTGGTTGTGTGCCAGTTTTTCTATAACCAGGCCAGCAGTTTTTTGGTCCTGCTACACCTTCTGTTAGTATTTCATTAATTTTCATGTATTACTCTCCGGCGGGCAACAAAATCTAGGATCACACCAATCGTACTGTAAATCATAGTCTTGTCCAATATAACCAGCATAGGCTAGGCTCATGCTGATACCATAAATGGCCAGGCCTGTGATAAATTTATTACACAGGGCTGTAAGGATTTTTTGGAGTGTCATAACCGTCGTCTTCTGGATATACTGGGTATTGATTGAAATGTTTTTTCAATCGGTATTCTTCTAGTCGAGCACTGCTTCCCAACCCACCGAGGTAGCTGGCAATCTTCAACTCGTGTACAGGATCATTAGGATCTAGATAACAGTCATTAGTTGGATCGTTATCTAATTGTAAATCAGCTGATGTTATTTTATATTGTTTCATGCTGCAAATGAACTCCCGCAACCGCAGGTTGATTGAGCGTTAGGATTTTTAATTACAAATTGACTGCCCATGATTTCTTCTTTATAATCAATTTCAGCACCTTGCAAATATTGCATGCTCATGGAATCAATTACCACTTTGTGTGTGGCATCAAGTTCAAATTCAAAATCGTCTTCATTTTTTATTTCATCAAAAGTGAAGCCATAACTAAATCCCGAACACCCGCCACCTTGTACAAACGTTCTTAGCATAAGGTTAGGATTGTTTTCTTCTAATAGAAGATCTATTACTTTGTTTTTTGCTGATTCGGTTATTTCAACCATTTGGTATCTCCGCTAAGTTTTCTGCCATATCTAATTGTTTATTCTTATGCTTTACATCGCCTTGTTTCTCGGCCCGCTTTTTATCTTTGTGTGCGCCAGCACCTGCAGTTTTTTGATTTTTAGCTACAAAATTTCTTGGCTTTGTAGCCGGCACGAAATCCTTAGCTCTCATACTGTAATACCTCTTGATTTAATTCCACCCTTGCGTTTTATTTTACTTAATTCTTCTAGGGCGTGGCGTATCTGTTCCATGTTCATTTTTAATTCTTCAAACTGACGAGCCATTAGTTCCCATTCGCCGGGACTGGCCCCGTCCGCCCGAGCTGCAAGATCTTTTAATTGACCGGCTGCACGTAACATACGATATTTTAATTTAGCAGGATTTGCCTTATCATGACTGTGAATCATAGGATTCATTGGTTCACTAGGATCCATTTCAATTGGTGCTTCTTTAACCTGAGTTGTATAACTTTCTTTAGACATGTAATCGCCTTTAGATTTTGTATCAACAGCAGGAGTCTTGTCCATGTAATTAGCACTAACACCGCTATTGGCATAGGGTGCTTTATCTAGGTAATTGTCGTCTTTGGGTTTTACACGTTCGAGACTGAAATCATAAAATTTAATGCCCTTAGACTTTAAGAACTTTTCAAGGGCCTTAGACGCCTCTCCCGGAGATTTGTATTGTGTTCCTAGATTGATGTCTTTAGATATTTCTTTTCCGTCTACTTTAAATGTCACGTGTGCAACTATGTCTGGAAGATAATCTTCTCCTGAACTTTGAGCATGCGCACCTCCACCACCTAGTGCAGCGGCACCTGCTAGTGCAGCACCAGCAACTTTACTTTTCCATCCTTCAGGAACGGCTTCTTGTTTCAACCAAGGCTCTAGTCCTTGTCTAACCGCAGAAAATACTTCTTCAGCTTCGCCTTGTAGTCCTGCTGGCAATCCTGTTTTGAATGTTTCAAAATCATCTTCAATTGCAGCAGCCCGCATTTTACTTGCACTCATACCGTCGGCACCTTCTGCATCGGGATCCCTAGCACCACTAGATACAACTTTAATTGATTTGAATTTATAATCAATACCGTTTTGTTTATTGAACAATGTGTCAAAATCATTTACACGATCTGACCCGCCAACAAAGATTACATTTTCAAAACCTTGCTTTTCTAAATATTGAAGCATGCCTATTGCTGTACTTACAGATGTGTCGCCAATGTTAATACTAGGAAATGCTTTTTTTATAAATTCTAATTTTGTATCAAATGGTATTGGGTTTGATAGTCTTGTTTGATTTTTGCCGCTAGTCTTTTGTGTTTGAGATACAAACAAAAAATGAGCATCGGCTGATTGTTTTGATACAGCATCAACTAATTTTTGGTGACCAATCGTAGGAGGATTTAATCTTCCAAACGTAACGGCTGCTGTTTTGCCTGCTTGCTCAAATAATTGTAAAAGCTTCATTTATCGTAATCGCCTTTTTCTAAATAGCGTTCTTGCTCTTCTGCAAATCGCTTGGCCAATTCAATTAGTTTTTCTTTAGGAAACTTTTCCTCTGCGTCTTCAATTTCAAATTTATTACAATAGGCTTCTTTGCAATGTTCGATGGGACGAATATATACTTTGTATACATCCGGATTCCCTTGGTGTTCTTTGTGTCTTTTTATAGCTGGAAAAAATTGTGTATCCAGCATATCATCATTGTTATCAATAAAGAACTTGAGGTCGTCTAACCAATTAACATCCTCTTGATCGTCTTTTGGAGCCCCAATTGCACTAAACATTTCTTTTAATAACATTATTGTTGCTCCGGTGAATCATATTCTACACTTCCAGCTACAGAATCTAAATGATCGTTGGCAAGGGTAATATAACTGCTAACCCATCCAGGCAGTTCGTCACCTTCTTGAATTCTGTCAAATATTCTTTTTGCATTTTTAGCAATTTGAAGTAATTCTGATCTAGCCATTCTAGCTTCGTGATCGGGCACTGTGTTTTCTTTAATTCCCTTACCCTTAGCTTCTTTTTCTAAATCTAACTTTCGTTGAGAAATAGCCTTGCTAATGTCTGGATCTTTAGAAGCAACAGGATCTTTTTCTAGATCTGATAATGCTTTGAGTTTGGCACCGTAATCGCCTTTGGGATTATTGGCGTTAAGCGCAGTTTCGCTAATAAGTGCGTCTAATTTAGATAATAGGTCTCTCATAGTATGTTCCGTAAGGTCATACTATATTTATCGAACTTTACCTGTTAGTAATTATAACGGATTTGAGTAATTTCGCCGTCTGTAGTGGTGCCAGTAGCACGGACCCAGACAAATCTGCCAATAGCAGTAGCAGAATACGTATCATCGTAGTCAGAAGAACCGTCCCCAAAAATAACCAAGTTTCCAGCAGTATCTTTTAATGTAACCCAATCACTATCGTCGGTACTGGGGTAAAGTGCTAATGTTCCTTGGATCTTTAGCTCGCCACTCCAGCTTTTAAAAGATATACTAAAAGTATGTACTCCGTCGTTTTGGGTGTGATATCCTGCACCTTTTTGATTGACGCTTTTGAAATCGCCAGATGTAGTAGTTGGTAATAAAATTGTAGTTTCTATTGACATCTGTTATTTATCAGATATTACAAACTTGTATATTCGGCCTACAACTTGGGCATTTCGAAGCTTTAATAATAAAAGAGTCTGTTCGTTGTCAACTAGGATATATCGACGATCCCAGTTCCAGTCAGTTTTTAAAAACCAACTTTCTATTGCAGGAGTAAATGTCATTTTATCTCCCTGAGCTTTGATCCATTCTATATATTTTTTCTTAGCGTCCATGTCCTTGGCTAGTGTATGGGGTAACAAATACACTCGATAATTATACAGATCATGAGGCAATTTTTTAACAATAATAGCCGAAGCATTATTTAGGGTATCAATTGATTCTAAATCTGGTTCAAATCGGTGTATCAAACAATCTTCAAACTCAATAGAGGCAAGATTGTAAAATTCTTGATCGTTTGTATATAGATCAAAGATTGTCGATTCAATTCGTTTGCCCCATATATGGGTAGGATGTTTTAATAAAAAATTTGCCAGCTTGCCTATCTCATCTCTATGCTTGTAATTTCTACTAGCAATAGAGTGAGAGCGATGAGTAGATTCATCACTGGCGCAGAATTCTTTTACATTTTCAAGAGACTGCATACGGAACATGGTTGCTCCGTTGCATTTAATAGAAATTTTATACAACCACTTGTTATAAAATTTCTTATTTGTCTTTTTAGTTTTCTGTAATATTGTCAATGGATTCTTCCGGCACATCTACCACACTGGCCTTTTTCAATGCTTTCTTTTCTTCTTTAGTTAACGGTTTTACGATTTCAGTTATTTCAAATGCTAGTTCATCATCAACAACAGTAACAGTAACTCGTCCGCCGTCAACAAGATCTCCAAACAATACCCTACGGCTTAACGGACTTTTTAGTTTCTCGTCAATCAATCGACTCAGCGGACGAGCACCCATTTTTGAATCGTATCCTTTAGTAGCAAACCACTTGACTGCCGCTTTGTCTGCAACAATCTCAATGCCTTTGTCTTTAAGTTGACTGTTTAGCTCATTGATAAATTTACCAACGATTTGAACAACTACTTCTTGTCCTAATTTGTTAAACTTGATAACAGCATCTAAACGATTACGGAACTCAGGAGCAAAGAATTTTTTAACAGCTTTATCGTCCTCGCCGTCTTTTGCCATGTCACCAAAACCAATTGCATTGTTTTCGTTATCTCGAGCACCTAGGTTAGAAGTCATTAATAGAATAGTATTGCGCCCGTCTGCTTGTTTTCCATTCGATCCGGTAACAAATCCATTGTCCATGAATGCCAATAAGATATTAGTAACGTCCGGATGTGCTTTTTCAATCTCATCGAGCAACAAAATAGAGTTAGGCGTTTCCTGTAACTTGGTAATGAGTTGTCCAGCATTATCCTCGTAGCCAACATAACCAGGAGGAGCTCCAATCAATCGAGCCACGGAATGCTTTTCTTGATATTCACCCATGTCAAATCGCACAAGGGTCATTCCCATTTTTTCAGCAAGTGCTTTTGCAGTTTCAGTCTTTCCAGTACCAGTTGGTCCTAGCAACAAGAATGAACCGATAGGTTTGTTAGGACTCTTCATTCCAGCTTGTGCTACAAAGATTTTGTCAAGCAATGCTTCGACAGCCTTGTCTTGTCCATAAACAATACCTTTCATACCTTTTTCTAGATCTGACAAATTTTTACTTTCTTTCTGAGCAACTGCTTCTAACGGCATATTGATCATTTTAGAAAGCTCATAGGTAACTTGTTCAAGGTCAACAATCTGTTCAACACCTTCCATTGCTACATCGTCTTTAACTTTATATCTTGCGGCCGCACAGTCTAGAATGTCGATAGCTTTATCTGGCAACTTCTTATCACTCATGTATTTGATAGAAAGTTTTACAGCCTGTTCAATCGCAGCATCTGTAATTCTAACATTATGATGTTTTTCATAATACTTTCGAACACCTTTAAGAATCTTAACTGACATTTCTGGACTTGGCTCGTCAATAGTAACACGTTGGAATCGACGCATTAAGGCACGATCCTTTTCAAAGTGCTTGCGATATTCTTCCCAAGTAGTCGAAGCAATTAGTTTAATAATGCCTTTGGTTAGGATAGGCTTTAACATATTTGCCATATCGTTAGAACCTTGACTAGAAGATCCAGCACCTTGCATCATGTGTGCTTCATCGATAAACAAAATAATTTTGCCTTTCTTTTCTAATGCAGACAACACAGCCTTGACACGTTCTTCAAAGTCACCGCGATATTTCGATCCAGCAAGTAGCGCACTGATGTCTAAAGTATAAACTTGATGATCAAGAATAAACTTAGGAACCTTCTTTTCAAATATCTTACGTGCAAGACCTTCTGCAATAGCAGTTTTACCAACACCTGGGTCTCCTACCATTAGCACGTTACACTTGTTTCTACGGGCAAGCACCAATTGAATCTTTTCCAATTCTTCGTCTCGGCCAATAACTGGATCGATCTTGCGTTGCTTGGCCTGCATGCTTAAATTTGTGCAAAATTGATTTAAAATTTTATCCACTTGATTTGAACTAATAGCTTTTGGTTCCTCTTCTTCTTCATGTACAACTACGATTTCTTGGAAAAACTTAACAAACTTTTCTTTGGTAACTCCGCCCTTGTTAAGGAAATAGAATCCAAAGCTATTTTTTTCGTTGAGCACACTGATGATTACATCAGCAACTTCAATTTTTTGTCGACCGCTAAACAACACTTGAGTAAAACAACGATTTAATACACGTTCTACAGAATTAGTTTTCTTTGGTTTAACGTCGGGTAAATTAACTTTAATATCGTTTAGGTTAGTCTTTATATAATGATCTAAATTAGTTTTTATAAAATTAGCATCAGCACCAAAACCCTCAATCATAGCGTATGATTCGGGGTCGTTTAAAATTCCAAATATAATATGTTCAATAGTAATAT